CCAATAGTTACCATGAAGGCTACGGTAATCGCCTGGCCAATAGACATGGCCGTATTGAGAGAAGTACCACTTGAAGCCCGAAGGTTCAGCGTCCAATTGGCGCTAGCGTTGCTGGTGTAATAAAGCACCGACTGAGTGGTAATATCGTAATTGATAGTACCAGTCGCCGCCGTAGCCGAAATGGTGGTTGTTTCAACCGCATTCGCCAGAACAGTGGCAAGAACGCTAGAACTACCATTAAAGGTTTGCGCCGCCGTGAAGGTGGTAGCCGTCCCCGGCGCCACATAGTCCGTCCCAGCAGTGGCGTTAGCCAAAGCACCACCAGAATTAGCTTTCAAGATCGCGGTACCACTCGGCGGCGCCAGATAATCCGTGCCAGCCGTAGCAGCGGCAAAAGCAGATGTTCCAGCCCCCTTCACAATGCCGGTAATAGTTTTAACCCCAGTACCGCCATTTGCGACAGCTAAAGCCCCGCCACCGCCACCAGAAAACAAGCCATCAATGGTGTCTAAATCACCATTCAACTTGGTGCCCCAAGTATCAGCCGAAGCCCCTACCTCTGGTTTGGTAAGACCTAAATTAGTGGTGGTAGTGTCAGCCATTATTGCACCCTCGTCCAGCTTTCAGCTACCGTTTGGATCGGCGTCCAAGTTGTAGCAGAATCAGCTATTTGGTTCCATGTTTCTGTGCCATCCGGCACCTGTGACCACTTAAAAACACCATTTATGGTGAAGTCTGATGAAGCAGAAATAGGGACAAGCCCAAACCTTACTCTGTTGGCAGAAATGGTAAATTCAGAAATACCTTCTATTGCCACAACAGCGGTTTTAAGCCTTTCCGCACTAATCGTGGCGACAGATACCCCTTCAATAGATAAAGATGAACTAACTAACTTATTGGAATCCAAGGTAAAATTAGAAACACCGTCAAACTGCGCCGCTGTTGGCGTTACTTTTTGCGTATTTAATGTAAAGTCCGAAGCCGCTTCAAAATTTAAAGATGCCGTGAAATAGTTACCCGCCAGACTAGAAAACGGGGCTTCAGCGAAGGAAAATGCACCGAACATAGTTACACCTCCTTCCTAGAATGTAATGGAACCGGAGCCGGTCCATTTGTAAATTTTGTAACCACCACTTGTGGTGAAGGTTGGGGAACCTGCTGTGGAAACCGCATCAGAATAGGTATCGGCGTAACGGATAATTACAATGCCGGAGCCGCCTGCGCGACCAGAATAACCATCATTTGCCCCACCCCCACCGCCGCCAGTATTGGTGCCGCCAGCAGTAATCCCAGAATTGGTGTTATTACCACCATTACCACCCCCACCAGTACCACCAGTACCACCAGGGGAAGTGCTGTAAGAATTACCACCACCACCTCCCGCATAAGTCACAGAAGAACCCGAAATGGAAGATGATGAACCATTACCCCCATTACCCACCGAACTGCCATTTGCTGGAGTACCGCCAACCGCACCCGCCCCGCCCCCACCACCACCAGGATAATTAGGATTGTTATCTACAGAGCCACCACCATTATTCCCTTCTGATGGAGAATACCCCCCCTGATTACCTGAACCGCCAGCACCAACAACATTAGAACCGCCACCACCGCCAGAACCACCAGCAGCACCAGCAGAATCTCTACCACCTCCCCCCCCTCCAGTTGCAGTAATTGTAGAAAAAACAGAATTACTTCCTTTAGTCGCTGGTGTTGAACTTTGGCCACTTGGGCCACCAGCCCCGCCAGCACCAACTGTAACGGTAATTGCGGAACCAGCAGTTACCGAAAATCCAGAAGCCGTTCTATAGCCACCAGCGCCCCCACCGCCACCGCGATTACCGCCACCACCGCCACCTCCAGCAACCACAAGATATTCAACCGTTGGGGGGGGATTAGCCCCCGCCGCAACGGCAAAGAACATCTGCTGAATAGTCATCAGGTAACGCCCGCGCCGGAAATAACAAACGTATTCGATGCGACGCAAAGAATTGTGCAAATCCCCCGCTGCGCCAAGGTGCGGTTACCAGTGGTAGCTGTACCGCCAAGATACATGGTGACGCTAGAACCCTGCGTAATGGTCTGATTGCTGGCGCTATTGTTGTAAATACTGATTGCATCACCAGCACTGAAAATGCCAGAGTTTACAGTCACGCCGCCAGTGGTGATCGAGATATGTTTTCCTGCGTCACCAACCACCAAAACATAAGCACTAGTTTGGGCATTCTGGACAATGGTGCGAACATCGCCCTTACTGTCTCTTACTACGCCATTCACATCCAAAGCCGTGCTTGGTGTAGCCGTACCAATGCCCAACCTGTTGTTTGTGTCATCCCAGAATAGATTTGCATTATCCTGAGTGTAAACACCTGAAGCACCAGCAAAAACAACAGAACCTGTTGTAAATGTAGTGGCGCTCCCAGTACCGCCATTTCCAACAGGAAGCGTTCCAGAAACATGAGTTGTCAGACCAATCTTACCATAAGATGGCGCCGTACCAACCCCACCAGAAATAAGCGCGTTACCCGTCGCAACACCAGCCAATTTAGAAAGCGCCGTGGAACCGCTCGCATAAAGCAAATCGCCAATGGTGTAAGAAGATTGGCCTGTGCCACCATTAGCCGCAACCAAAGTACCACCCAAACTAATGGCACCATAAGAAGCGGTTGAAGGCGTTAAACCAGTAATACCACCATCGACGGATTGAACCGTTCTGGCTGCTGGCAAAGTGATGAATACATCCTTTGTCCCGGCAGTAAAATCTACCGCGTTGCCAGAATTGCTAGACGACAAAACAGTGGTACGCGCCAAGGTGGATGGGCTAGTGAAGGTGGCGATACCAACTTCCCAATTAGCCCCACCCTGGGCTGAGATAGTGTAATAGGTTGTATCGTTAGAAGACAAAACAGACGAAAACGCGCGAAAGCCCGTAACCGCGCCCGCGAGAGTTATATTACCAGTTCCCGTGGTGGTAGTGGTTTCTTTAACCCTATCTGCGATTACGAATGCCATCTATCGAACCTCAATCCAGCGTTATATCAAGATCGCCAGCAGGAATACGCAAAACGTCGCCACTTGTGATTGTGCGCGAAGTAGTCAGTTCTGCATAAGCCAACATATTGCCGGAAGTTAAAGCGTCGAAAATCGCCGCGTAAGTTATGGTGCCCCAAGTGCCCGTCGCGGCATCAAACTCAATGGCTGAACCATTGGTGGAAGCATTTCCAGCAGTCGTTAGGGTTACTTGTTTCCGGGAATAGTTATTCCCTGATACCTCAGTCCCACCACCACCCTCACCAGGGGCAGCGGTAAACAGCCCGAGATAAAGAGAGCCAGAAGGCGAGGAGAACGCAGTTCCCGAAAATACATAAGCCATTATCTTGTTTTCAAGATAATTGGTGAAGGCGTTAGTGGTCATTAGCCGAAACTCCTCGCTCGCATCCGAAGGGCAGATGTAGCCATACGGCTTCGCTCATCCGATACCTTCAAATCGTTAATTGCGGTTGTGTACAAAGCCGCCCATGTGGTGATGCGCTGATCATCCTGAAGATATGGCGCAGCCTGCAAGAGAGAGCCGTATAAATATAAATCAGGCGAATCAACCAGCAACCAATTACTGGTATTGGATACCGTCAAAGCCGGAATCTTGGCGTAATAGGTTAATTCGCCAGTATATGCGGAGCCGCTATCCGGCACCGGGATAACCTGAAACTGCTGGCCAATCTGTGTGTAATAGATTGGCTTGCCACCAGAACTATTAGCCCCCTTCAGCATCGCCGCCTGGTCTGGGGAAACGAACTCCATCACCGTAATAGGATTGGTGTTGATTTGGTAACGGATGCTTTCCAGCCAATCAGCCGGGACCGCGCTATATTCGCTATCCAGCGTAGCCGTAGCCCGCTCCACCATCTTCCTGTGGCGGATGTTCCGGTTGAACTGGGCCTCCGCCAAAGTGATGAAATCAGGGATAACCGCCGTCAGGTCTGACCTATTAAGCCAATCACCTATGGAGGATTGCAGGGTGGAATAGCTAGAGATCGCCATATCTATTCACCCCTAGAAGCAGCCGCATGGGCGCAGGAAAACTCGAAAGCCCCGATATGGCGCACCTGATGGCTAATATCGTGGTCCAACATCACCTTAAACCCTGTTTCCCTGGCTGACCGGCAAAACCAGATGTCTTCGCCACTATATACACCATTTTGATAGTGTATGTGAAACCAAGGCTTCGCCATCTTGCGGAAAACTTCAGCCTTAATCAGCATTAGCCCCATACCAATGGCGGATACCTCTTCCAGCCCAGTACACCACTCTTCCGTAAACACCCGTTCACTGGTCAAATCATCACGGAAAGCCACCGGCTGAAGCGGGAGTTTACGCGTACTGTAATTGGCGGCGACAATATCCTCATCCCGCGCCAATAGTTGCCGAATGCTGTCCTTGGGGAACCTCATATCAGCATCCACAAAAAGAACATGAGTGGCGCCAGCGTCCAAGGAAGCCTGGGCTAGTTCTTGACGTTGGTTTACAATCAACGTCCCTTGGTTCTGGAACAGTAGCACCCGGTCCTTGGTTGCCGCCGTATGGGCCGCAACGCACCGGGCGAGATCGAAGGCAAACCCGCTATCCACCACATCACGGCAAGGGACACAGACAGAAACAATGGCGGGCATCAAACGCGTCCCGGCCTAGTACGGAAGAACCGATTATCTGGATCATTCAGCCACTTCTTCATGGCTACCGGGTCATCCACGATGCCCTTCATCTTCAAATCATAAAAGACCGCCATGGGGATGGAAGCCACCTTGTTCCATTCGCCATAGCGCCCATGGTCTTCATTAAACTGCGCCTTATTGGCTTCAATAATACCAGACACATCCTGGCGCTTCTCAATCAGCGCCGTATCTGTGCCCTCATCATAATGCCAGTAAGAAGTAATCCCACTTACCGGATCAATGTTGAAAACCTTGTCAGCCATAAGCCACCTTTGAGGTGGGGCTGGCAGTTACCCGCCAGCCCCGTTGCCATTACGAAGTCGTCAAGTCAGCAGCGATACCATGCGCGGCTTCCTGGCGGACCATCAAGCCGTATTCGCAAAGCATCATGCGCTTTTCCGCATCGCCGGTCTTCGCCAGGTCCATCGTCTGGATCGGGCGGAGGATCGCCGTAGCCGCGTATTCCGGGTCAAGCACGAAAGCATCGCGCTCACGCTGGAAGCGGTTGGGAACCACAGACACCGCGCCGAAGTCAGACACATAAACGTCAGCCGCGCCAATGATAACAGTCGGGCGCGGAGTGGCTTGGTTGTAGCGAATTTCGGCAATGCCAGCGAAGCCGCTGACGGTCTGCTTGTTGAACGGGCCGACCATCAGAATCTTCGGCGTACCGCCTTCGGTCCACACCTGGGCAATAACGTCCTTCAGGATGACTTCCGTGAAGGCACGCTGAGTGCCATCAACACGAGTGGCGTTCACCACACCGTTGGAAACCGTCGGATCAGAACCGTTAGAAGCCTTGTTTGTGTTGGTACGCAAGAAAGCAGGCAAGCCCGCCGTCTGACGCGCCGTGGTGTTGTTACCCGCGTTAGCGGCCTTGGACGCCAGCAGAACGGCTTCCATGTCGCGCTTCAGTTCGGCGCCGTTCTTCGCCATCTGATAGGCAAGTTCAGAACGACGGCCAGCCTTGTCCACGCTTTCCAGGGTGCCGGAGATCACAACCGTCTTACGGCTGATCTGCGTGTAGTTACCCAGGCGAGTCGTCGGGGTCACCGCGTC